TAAGACTGTATTTAGCCTTATCATCATCATAGAGAGATTGATCATAATCATACTCCGCTTCGGGTATGTCAACAACTAGAATCTGAGCAATTGGTGTGCCAAAAGGTATAACATATTCGTCATTAGAACTTGGCTGTCTTATGAATGTATGTATATGGAACGCTACATCCACATCAGGAGATAAACGAATCATACCCTGAATAGCAGTTATGTTTTTATTTTCCTTGTCCCACCAACAAGGCAAGATAATAAGATTTGACGGCCTGCTAACCCTGTACAAAAAAGGTGAACTAATCTTAAATGACGATCTTACTACCTTATCGGGGTAAGGAAAATTATCTGCAAACAAAGCTTCATCGTGCCACGATCCAAAGTTTAGCGGAGAACTAACTTCCGCAAATAATTTACCATCTTGATCCATACCTCCCTTGACTATCATTTCAGCAGGGGTCTTTAATACATGACCAATTTTCATAGTGTTTATAAACGAAGGACATGCTCGTATCGTATGCTGTAAACCAGTTTCTGGTCGCCTCGCTTTTTGTTCTGAAAACCAAGAGGGCACACTGTCAATCATCGGTGAAGGCCACATCTGGTTTAACCACGGGGAAGTTCTTAGATCAAAATTACCGTTAGTTCCAGAAAAATACGCGGTTATATCTAGCGGTTTATTTTTACGAAACATCGTCATCTTCCTTGTAGGCTTCGATATAAATATCAATGGACTCCCTGATTATGTCAGCAACAGATACTTGATCTAAAGATGTCTGCTGTAAAAAAGTAGCTATTTTAGCTAACTCTTCATACTGCGAAACTTTCAACATAACATTGTACTGTTTAGTCGGTTCCAAAATTTTGTTTGGTCTTGGCATCCCGAATTTCCTTTTCAGATAGTTTATCTATTTTCTTTTGTTTCTTATTACTAATAACTTTATAGCCATACTTTTTATCCCTTAATAGTTTAGCTATAGGGTTGATTTTATTATTAATATTCATTGTTTATTTCTCCCATAGGGGATTCTTACTAATTAAGTAGCATGGTCTGTCAAGCTTCGTCAACAACAAAAATGCTATTGACATGATTTTTTTATGATGATATTCCAGAGTCATAGTTTTTAACTAGACAGAGGGAACCGACATGAAATCACCAAGTTGGCTACAGGGTTACGTTGAATCCCTCGACATTCAGCCGCTAGGTCGCTACCGATCTGATTGCCCTGTATGCGGCAAGAAAAATACTTTTAGCGTAAACGATGACGGAATGCAACGTCTTTGGTTTTGCTTTCACGCTGACTGTAACGTGTCTGGTCGGACAGGTATAGCCCTGACACGCGACTTTGCAAAGCTTGCAATGAAAAAGCAAGAGCCTAAAGTTTCAAAGGATACGCTGACAAAATTTGAGTTGCCTGACACTTTTGTTAGTCTTTCTCGTAGCTTAGACGCAGAACTTTACCTAAAGTCTGTGAATGCTTACGATGCCTACCTCGCTGGTCGTGCTGACATTCGGTACGATTTTAAACGAAACAGAGTTGCCTACATAGTCAAACAGGGAAACAACGTGGTTGATGCCGCTGGTAGGGCTATAGACAACAGAAATCCAAAGTGGTACAGATATAGAAGTTCTAGCTTACCTTTTTACTGTGGTTCCAGCCGTACTGCTATTGTCCTAGAAGATTGCGCCAGTGCTTGTGCAGCTTCTGAATTAGTAACAGGGGTTGCCTTACTAGGTACGAATCTGTTAGAAGAACACATAAACACATTAAAAAACTACGAGCGTATATTTGTTGCGCTTGACAAAGACGCGACTGACAAAGCTGTAGGAATGGTTAAGGTGCTTTGCCGCCACGTTCCGACAAAACTTATGGTGTTACACCGCGATTTAAAAAACCTAACGAAGGAAGAACGAAATGACCTCATACGATCCTACATCGATTGATCGACAGATACTTGGATTCTGTCTCAACGCCGACTTCTTTGGTCGCGTAAAGAACATTGTTGACCGTTCTATGTTTGAACGTGAGATGCGTGACATTTTTGACACACTATCTTACTCCCATACCAAGTACGGTAAAGACCTGACAAAATCAGAGTTAGCCAGTTTGTTTAATGATCGTAACCCTGCTATGCCGGAAGCGGCACGGAATAAGGTTCACGACACTATCGCTATGCTAGACGTTGGTAACTCAGACAACTCCGACTTACATCTAGACTTGGTTCACAACTTCTGGTTGCGTGATCGTGCGCGGGTCATCGGGGAGAAGGCTATTGAAATCTTTACCGGCGACAGTGAAGAGTTTGGTGAGTTACGCCGCCTGATCGAAACAGTAGAAGATGGTCGCATCAGTGACAAAACAACCTACACTAAAGTTGAGGCTGATTTCGAACAGCTTCTAGAGGATGAGGGCGGTGATCCTGATTTCCCTTTCACTTACGATCTGATCAGTGAAAACGTTGGCGGGTTGGATCGTGGTAACTTGGGCATCCTGTTTGCCAGACCCGAAGTTGGAAAGACAACGTTTTGCTGCTTCCTTGCTGCCTCTTACATCAAGCAGGGATTCAAGGTTGTGTATTGGGCTAACGAAGAACCAGCCCCCAAGATCAAACTGCGTATCATCCAGTCATACTTTTCGATGACGCGGCAGGGAATGATAGATAACAAAACCGACTTGGGTAGACGCTATCAAGAAGAGATAGCCCCGCTGCTTACAATCATGGATTCTGTTGGTACATCTGTCGAAGAGATGGACGAGTACGCCAAGCTAAACAAACCTGACGTTATGTTCTGTGACCAGCTAGATAAGTTTCGTATCTCTGGTGAGTACAATCGTGGAGATGAGCGATTGAAGGAAACGTATGTGGTTGCTCGTGAGATAGCCAAACGAAACCGCCTCTTATTGTGGGCTGTTAGTCAAGCAAGCTATGAAGCGCACGACAGACAGTGGATTGACTATTCGATGCTTGACAATTCACGGACAGGCAAGGCGGGAGAAGCTGACATAATCATCGGGATCGGCAAGACAGGTTCTAGTGAGGTGGAGAATACTGTGCGGCACATTTGCATATCCAAGAATAAGCTGAACGGTTGGCACGGCATGATCAACGGACAGATCGACATTGAGCGGGGGATCTATTACTAATGGGATTCTTAATAACATTCTATCTTAGTATGTATCTTTTCGTCAATGAGGGTGCTAGCTTTATCGGGTTTATTATTGCCCTATACTTATTTGCTGGAACTTTAGGGAGAGCGTAGATATGAACGTACTAACCTTCGATGTGGAAACAACCCACATACACAAGGATAGCGGCGGCACGACTGCCCTACCTTACTTTGGAAACCGACTCGTTTCTATTGGATACAAGTGGCTGGGCTGTACCGTCCATTATCAGTGTTACTCCCACGCAGACAGGGAAGCAACCAACTCCGCTGCAGCAACATTCCAGCGGGAACTTGACACGGCTGACGTTGTTGTGGGACAAAACATAAAGTTTGATCTGTCATGGATCAGGGAATGCGGATTTAAATACGAGGGGCACGTCTATGATACAATGGTTGCGGAATATATTTTATCGAAAGCCCAGCGTTGGCCTCTTGGACTTGCTGCTCTTGCAGAAAAGTATGACGTTACCCGCAAAGAGAAAGACCTCGTTGCGCCGTATCTCAAGGACAAGAAAACCTTTTACGACATACCGTGGGAGATAGTACAAGAGTACGGCATAGCTGACGTACTTGCTACAGAAGAGATTGCACTTAAACAGCTAGAAGCCTTTGGCACTACCTTTGAGGAACTATTCAATGAACACCGGACTGATACCAACGTTAAAGCTTTCGCTTGAAATGACTGACACCCTTGCTCGTATTGAACAGCAAGGATTGAAGATCAACATACAAACCCTAGAAGAGATCGAAAAAGAATACCAACAGGAGATGGACGAACTAGAGGTTCGCCTAAACGAACTGGCAAGAGAGGCTATGGGTGACACACCAGTCAACCTGTCTAGTCCAGATGATCGTAGTATTCTTCTGTATTCGCGCCGGGTAAAGGACAAGCCAACTTGGTCGCGTGTGTTTAACTTGGGTCACGAAAAGCGTGGCACTACTATGAAGCCAAAGCTTCGCACACGTATGAAGCGTGGAGAGTTCAACGCCGCTGTTCGAAATATGACAGAGGTTGTACAGAAGACACGAGGCAGTCAGTGTTCTGCCTGTCGTGGCGAAGGTCGCGTTAGCCCCCTAAAGAAAGACGGCACACTAGGTAAAGCAATTCGTGTGTGCAAGCCGTGCAGCGGTACAGGAGTTATCTACGTTTCTACCGGTGAGGTTGCTGGCTTCAAGTTGGTTCCGCGTGATCCGATGGACACGGCATCCGCCGGATTCAAAACCGACAAGGTTACCTTAGAAAACCGACAGACCGACTTGTCGGGTGACGCCTATGATTTTGTTGTAGCCTATGTGCGCTACAACGCCCTTCGTACTTACCTGTCAACTTTTGTAGAAGGAATGAAAAACAATGTTGATGAGAATGGTTTTATACATCCAGAATTTATGCAGTGTGTTACGGCAACGGGTCGCCTTTCGAGCCGCAATCCTAACTTTCAGAATATGCCACGTGGAAATACCTTCGCTATACGGAAGGTTGTCGAGAGTCGTTTCGAGAATGGCTTTATACTTGAGGGGGATTACTCGCAGCTAGAATTTCGTGTGGCAGGTTTCCTTGCAAAAGATGCACAAGCCTACACAGACGTAAATGAGGGTACGGATGTTCACAGCTATACTGCCAGTATTATCGGGTGCAGCCGACAGGATGCAAAGGCACACACCTTCAAACCACTCTATGGTGGTGTTACAGGCACGGACGCCCAACAACGCTACTACAGAGCCTTTAAAGAAAAGTATGAAGGAGTTACAGTGTGGCACGAACAACTCCAGCGAGAGGCCGTCCAGAAGCGATTAATCACACTTCCAAGTGGCAGACAGTACGCCTTTCCCGATGCCCGATGGACTAAGTGGGGTACGGCTACAAATCGTACTGCAATCTGTAACTATCCGGTGCAGGGATTTGCAACTGCTGACCTTCTTCCGATTGCCCTAGTCCGGCTACAAAAAGTATTTATGGAAGAAAAACTAATTTCAGTTATTTGCAATACTGTACACGATTCGATTGTTGTTGATGTACACCCAAGTGAAAAAGACACTTGTATCAAGCTGATGGCGGATGCTATGATGTCGCTACCCGAAGAAACAATCTCAAGGTATAATGTAAAATTCGATATGCCAGTCGGAATAGAATTAAAAATAGGAAAAAACTGGCTTGACTTAACAGAGGTAGACCTGTAGTATCAGTCTACAACCCTAACAACAGGAGCATGAAAAATCATGGATACAGGGACAGAAGTAATGAATATGGATGACATGGACGCAATTGTAGCCGCTATGAGTGCAGACAACGACGAAGCACTGATGGCAGCAAGTGGTCAGAATGTGAAGCAGACTGGTCAAAAAGGATTGCCAAGAATTAATATCAACTACGATGCAGAGACAGAGGACGGTAAGAGCCTTCCTCGTGGATCGTGGAAGATTTACATGGATGGTCGCTTTATCTTCGCAGAAGAAGTGGTGATTCGTCCGATCCTTCGCACATTTGAATATAGCGTGTGGGATCAAGAGAACAACACGTTTTCTTCTAAGTCGGTACAGAAGACTGTGCTGTCAGGAATGTTCCCCGATACTGTAGGCGGAAACAAGTGTGGTCGTTTAACGCGAGACGAGGAAGATCGTCTGGATAAAGATGATGTAGCTTACCTCAACTCTCGTGCAGCGAGTTGTAATCAGATTCTTTACTCTACGGTTTCTGGTACGTTTCACGATGCAGACGGTAACGAAGTTGTTTTAGAGAATGAGCCGGTCGTTGCGTACTTCAAGCGTTCGGGCTTCATTCCAATGAATGATTTCATCAACAACTTGAGCAAACAGAAAAAGGTCATGCAAAAGTGTGAAATCTTGTTGGGTACAAGCCGCCACAAAAAAGGCAGCGTCACCTACTGGACACCAAATCCTACCTTGAAGGGAACGATTTCGGACATCAGTGTGGACGATAAAGAGTTGGCAGCTAAGTTTGTTGACACTGTGAAAGGTCATAACGAGACAGTTATGAATCAGCACCGTGAAGCAAAGAAGCTTATTGAAAACGAAGATGATACCGATTTAGCAGCGGACTTCGACAATGCTAACGCTGCTTAAAATACAGGACTACATGTCTAAGGCTCTCAGGGGGGAAGTTTCTGTCTCCCCTGAGACTATTGAAACATTTAAAAAAGACTGTTCAGATTCTATTATAAAGCAACTCAGTCCAGATAGTAGAGGCGGTTATCGCGTTCGTATGTCAGGATTAGGTCGTCCACTTTGCCAGCAGGTATTGGATAAGCAGGGCATCAAAGAGGATATGGAATATAATACTCTGTTCCGTTTTATGTTTGGAGATTTAACTGAATCTATTTTGATGGCAATTATGCAAGAAGCTGGCGTCGAGATTGTAGACTATCAGCGACAGGTCGAACTAGAGATTGCCGGTAAGAAAATAAAAGGAACACTCGACGTTATTCTGCGAGACGAGACGGGTCAGGATAAGGTCTGGGATATCAAGTCTGCAAGTGACTGGGCTTTTAATTACAAGTTTACTGGCATGGGCGGATATGATAAGCTAAAAGAGGATGATCCTTTCGGCTATCTAATGCAGGGATTTCTGTACAGTGAAGCGGTAGGTTTGCCGTTTGGTGGATGGATTGTTGTTAACAAGTCTAGTGGAATGGTTGCTGTCGTAGATGTACCTGATTGGTCACAGGAAGATAAAGCAGACTACTTGAAGGATGCTGCAGAGCGAATCAAGTTTCTAGACAACCCTGACGTTAAGCCGTTCAAGCCGTACAAGCCAATCCCAGAGACATACAAGAACAAAGGCGAGTTGGTTTCGACAGGAAACAAGCTACTGCCTCGTGAATGTAATCTGTGCGGGTATAGGCATCACTGCTGGCCTAACGCCATTCTACATAGTAGGGTGACATCACGAGCGAAGTCGCCACCGCAGGTCTGGTACTCAACTCTAAAGAAAAAGGAACTATGATGCCATACTTGTTCGTAAAGAACTACGAAGTAGAGTTGATGCACATGAATAAAAACTTGCATCATATTTACATAGAATCCGTAAAGAAGAGCGGGGGTGAGCGGCGTGTCTGCCAAATGCGTATCCACGAGAATGGCTTGCCCCTCACTCTTGTTGAGAACTACAGGAAGGACGGTCAGCTTCTTGCTGAAACCGACACGCGAGATATAAAGACTGTAGGAGAACAATTACAAAAGATTAGCAGACTTTCATATGCAGGGGCTTATGTATGCGTTCCAATGCACCCACTAACAATAGAACTTACCAATTTAGAAAGACTATCCCCGAAACTGGCAGAGTATCTAATCAAAAGGCTACACTCGATTGGAATAGAATTTTGAAAGCAGCAGGATACAGATCACAGTTCGAACTAAATATTGCTCGAACACTAACGGAAAACAAAGTGCCGTTTAGATATGAAGAAACAAAGTTTCAATACATACCCGAACCGCGCAACTATACGCCGGACTTTTACCTAGAACAGTCCAACATTTTCGTAGAGGCAAAAGGGCATCTAACAAAAGACGACAGGGTGAAGATGCTGTTGGTAAAGAAGCAACATCCTAAAATAGATATCAGGTTTGTTTTTCTACGAGCATCGAATAAGATTTACAAAGGCAGCAAGACCACATATTCTGCTTGGTGTGAACGACACGGATTTATCTGGGCAGAAGGCTCCATCCCTACAGATTGGTATAAAAAAAATGGCAAACGATGACGACATCCAGCAGAGCGTAGAAGCTATGTCACTCTTACCTAACAGGTACTACATTATTCTTCGCCCTACTGGAGATGGGGAATTTACCCTATCTGCGTATGATACTACAAACAATACATATGAGGAGGACGAAGACTTTAATTCTGCTATGGTTATTCAAGAAGGTGTCATCGATATGATTCGCACGGACACTGAACAGCTTTATGACAAAGGCGTTGCATCAATACAGTTTAGGATTGTAGGGGAAGAGTGGATCGAAGAAGAAGGTATTACCGATCCAAAAATTGTAAAATCTGTTGAAGGTAATGTAGTTAAAGTAGATTTTGGATCAGAACAATGAAACTAGATGAATATCAAATGAGGGCAGAATCTACTGCTATCTATCCAGATGAATACCGCATTCTATACCCAACGCTGGGTTTGAGTGGGGAAGCCGGTGAAGTTGCGGACAAGGTAAAGAAGATTCTTCGTGACGGCGAACCCCATCTTTTTTACAAGGATGATATTGCAAAAGAGTTAGGGGACGTGCTATGGTACGTTGCAATTTTAGCACGGGACTTGGGTTATAGCTTAGAAGAAATTGCACAGACAAACTTGGATAAGCTAGAAGATCGTAAGAACCGTGACATGTTGAAGGGCAGCGGAGACGACAGATGAGGCACGAAGAACACATGAAGTATTTAGAAGAGATGGAACAAGCCGGTAAGATGGCATACGGGGGAGTAGATATTGTCAATAATCCGCCACACTATAATCAAGCAGGTATCGAGTGCATTGACGCAATCGAAGCGGCGTTGTCTCCAGAAGAATTACGAGGATACTACAAAGGTAACGTCCTCAAGTACACATGGCGAGAACGATACAAAAACGGAGACGAAGACATCTCCAAAGCCCAATGGTACACAAATCGACTATTAACAATTAAAAACCGACTAGAGAAGGAATAGATAAATGAGCAATATGCTGCCTACACCATACCAACAATTCATTCACAAATCACGCTACGCACGTTGGATCGAAGACGAGCAGCGCAGGGAGAACTGGGATGAGACTGTATCCCGATACATTTCTTTTATGGATTCTTATGTGCACGATAAACACGGCTATAAGCTGGACAGTTCACTAAGGAACGAACTCGAAGAAGCTATCCTCAACCTTCGTGTCATGCCTTCGATGAGGGCTATGATGACTGCTGGTGATGCTCTAGATCGCGACGCAGTGTGCGGCTATAATTGTAGCTACATACCAGTAGACAGCCCTCGTGCATTCGATGAGTGCATGTACATCTTGATGTGTGGTACAGGAGTCGGTTTCTCTGTAGAAAGAGAGAACGTCGATAAGCTACCTATAGTATCAGATAACTTTAACACGTCTGATACTGTAATTAAGGTGGGTGACAGCAAGCCGGGATGGGCAAAAGCGTTACGCGAGTTGATTGCGCTGCTCTATGCTGGACAGGTTCCTTCGTGGGATATGTCGGGAGTTCGTGAAGCTGGTGCTCGTTTGAAGGTCATGGGCGGCAGAGCAAGTGGTCCACAACCCCTTATTGATCTGTTTAACTTTACTGTCAAAAAATTTAAAAAGGCTGCAGGACGTAGGCTGTACCCTATTGAATGCCACGATCTTATGTGCAAGGTAGGTGAGATTGTGGTTGTGGGCGGCGTTCGTCGTTCAGCATTAATTAGTTTGTCTAATCTAGGTGACGAACAGATGCGACTCGCCAAATCTGGTGAGTGGTGGGATGAGCCTGACAAACAAATCTACAGAGATGGTCAACGAGCACTAGCTAACAACTCAGTTGCCTACAAGACTAAGCCTGAGATGGGTACGTTCATGCGTGAGTGGCTTGCTTTGTACGACAGTAAGTCTGGTGAGCGTGGCATGTTCAACCGTGAAGCAGCGGACAAGCAGGTTGCTCGTAATGGTCGCCGTGAAACAGGGCACATGTGGGGTACGAACCCCTGCAGTGAAATCATCTTACGCGGATACCAGTTCTGTAATTTGTCAGAGGTAGTTGTACGCGAAACCGACTCGTTGGATAGCCTGAAAGATAAGGTACGCTTGGCAACAATATTGGGAACCCTTCAGTCTACCTTGACTGACTTTAAGTATTTGAGGAAGATATGGAAGGACAACACAGAAGAAGAACGTTTGTTAGGTGTTTCCCTGACAGGTATCATGGATCACCCAGTTCTATCTAAGAATGTGGATAGCAAGTGGTGGCTAGAAGAAATGCGTGAAACTGCTGTCGAAACAAACCGACGCATTGCTGAAGAGATTGGTATTCCAGTCAGCGCAGCCATTACATGTGTCAAACCATCGGGTACTGTCTCTCAGCTTACAGATTCAGCTAGTGGCATCCACGCACGGCACAACGATTATTACATCCGCACTGTTCGTGGAGATAACAAAGACCCCCTGACACAATTCTTAATTGAATCTGGTGTACATAATGAACGGTGTGTAAATAAGCCGGACATGACGACTATCTTTTCGTTCCCAACAAAGGCACCCGATGGTGCCGTCACACGAACTCAGACGACAGCTATTGAGCAACTAGAACTCTGGAAGACCTACGCTATACACTGGTGCGAACACAAACCATCTGTATCTATTACAGTTAAGGAGCACGAGTGGCTGGAAGTTGGTGCGTGGGTTTACGAGAACTTTGATATTGCATCAGGTGTCTCGTTCTTTCCGCTCAATGATTTCGTTTATCCACAACCCCCCTATCAAGACATCGATGGGGATGAGTACAACGAATGGATGGAGACATATAAGCATGTCAAGATCGACTGGGAAAAGCTTACAGACTTTGAGAAGGAAGATAACACCAGCGGATCACGTGAGTTGGCATGTAGTGCCGGTGTCTGTGAAGTCGTTGACTTGAACGCAGCCTAGCATAAATAGGTTCATCGCTTAATAGATGCGCGGGGGTCAACGGTTAGCCCTCAACCCCCTATCTGGAGAAACTATGGACGTAAAAGCTTACACAAAATTAGAACCTGTTTTTGAGGATGGAGATTGGTGGTACTATAGCCCCAGTGGTTATCGTCAACGAGTATCTACTCATGCAGCTAAAAACAAAAATAGGATGTACGTCAATGGCAAGTACATCCCAGCTTCACATCCTCTACACAAAGCAGGTAGATTCAAGGCTCTTGATGATGCGTGGTCACACACAGAAATCAATGAGCGTTCTGTTGCAGGAGAAGTGTACCTGATAGTTAATCCTGCATGGCCTGCTTGGGTGAAAGTAGGCAAAGCAGCTATCGTAACCGACAGGTTGAATAACTATCAAACGTCTTCCCCTATGCGAGATTACGCCCTACTTGCATCTATACCTGTGGATAATATGCACGAACAAGAACGTCGGTTTTTGCAACTGTTTTCAAGTAAAGGATACGAACGCAGAGGCGAATGGTTTAAAATAGACAAGGAGAAGGCAGTTGAATTGTTGGTACTGTAAAGGTGAAATGATTTGGAATAGTGATATTGACTTGGACGACAATTCGTTCTATTCTATGATCACGTTTCTGGAATGCAAAGACTGTGGGTCAGAAGCAGAGTTCTGGCTACCTAGAGAGAAAGAAAATGATACAGATCAAGATAACGCCTGACATCCTTGCCCGTGCCAAAAAGAAAGCTGCCACTGTAGGTAATCTACAGGGCAGCATCACGGGCAGTCTTAGTAATGTTGTCGGAGCAATTGGAGAAATAGTCGTTGAAGATTATGCTGGCGGCGAAGCAGTCAACAGCAAAGACTTCGACCTACTAATTCAAAACCGACGTGTAGATGTGAAAACCAAACGGTGCAATACAACACCGTCTCCTAACTACGACTGCTCTGTAGCAGCGCACGGATCGAAGCAAGACTGCGACAGCTACGTCTTTGTTCGTATTCTCACAGACCATAGCAAGGCTTGGATCTTGGGAGAGATACCAAAAGAAACGTTCTATAAAAAGGCTACACGATATAGCAGAGGGGATGTCGATCCGACTAACGGTTTCACATTTAGAGCCGACTGTTACAACCTAGCAATACAAGAACTAGAGAACGTCAATGGCAAAGAAGCAGAATAAAGCTAACCTATTTCAATTTACTGTGTACTTAAAGCAAGACGGTAATGTAGAGATTAACATGGACGGTGTGCAACCTGAACAATTAGAATCTGTAATAAATACAGGGATGCCAGAGTATGATGGTGCACACTCATTAGCATCCCTGCTTCGGTATGTTAGGTCGATGGGGAACGAGATGTTGGACAAATCTCGAAACTACATTTAGGCTTTTCGTTTCTTACCCATGTTCTTTTGAATCGCAGTCTGTCTGGCCTTTTCATAGCCTGACATCTTACCATCCTTATCAAGATCGCCCTTCATAGAGGGTATAGTCTTACCCATTTTAAGAGCGGGTTGCATCGGGTTCATGCCCATTTGCATCCCGTTTTTTTGTGGCTTGGGAGCGGACATCATCCCACCCATTGCCATTGGCTTGCGAACACCGCCGCCATATGCCATTCCTTTTCTTGAGTAGTACGACTTCATAGTCCTCTCCTATTGTGGTTCTTCAAAGTCAAATATAATCCCTTGACTCTTCCAGTAGTTTTCAATGTATTCTCTGTCTGCTACAGGTGTGTCAAAGTTAACACCCGCCCTAGACAAATCTCCTGCAACAAATTTCATTATGCTTTGTGCTAGATATAGCGCATCATCTTCTACTACTCGTGTTTCATCTTTTAGCACGTTGTAGATGATCTCTGCTGACCGTTTGTCTTTTAGTATCATAGACACCATCCGACCCTTGCCCATTGCCGCATATCTCAAGGCAACTTCTGCAGCCACATACTCTTTACTAACCATACCACGAGCAAGGTTAAACGCTTTTGACAAGGTGTTGTCTAGGGTAAATCCTTTTGTAGACTGTTGTAAGTTACCTTCGGCTTCACGTACGAGGCGAGGTGCTTCTGTCTTTGTGGCTAGGCGGAAGATAGCGCGAAGTGTTTTTAGTTGGGATTCGTCTACACCTGCAGCATCTGCAAGTGCCCTTATGTTTCTTCCTTCTCTGCTAGTACCTTCTATTGCATCGTCTATAAGCGCAAATACAATATCAGGTCTATCATAAGAGTCTACTGGAACCTCTTGTCCGTCGAACATCTTTACTGTGCGACGACCCCGACTGAAATCTCCTGCAGACTTTAATACTTCTGTGAATAGAGCCTGAGTTGTGTTTACCATGTTATCTGCGCCGATGGCAGCTTGAGTTCGGGTCAAGTACGCTGTTACTTCGTTTGCATCGCCTGACATGATTACTTTGTCAAAGAACTCACGTCCCACAGTTGTCTTCGAAGACTTGTGTACTTGGCTCAAGCTTTCGAGGGCGAGGTCAGCTATCGCAGCTTCTGTA